CCCCCCGCCAGCAAAGCCAGCCCCAGTGCTCCGATCAAAATCCGCATGTGGTCCCTCCTTATGGATGGCCGGAATTTATCACGCTTCAGGATCAACCACGGATTTATTCCGAAGCAAAAGATAATCACTAATGCCTCGCACGATCTCGGGGGTGATTTCAAACTCATCAAGCCTTCCCGCTTGTTCGCCGCAGGCTATCATCGCAATTGCAATCCAGCCCCTAGAGATCGAAATCCAATACTCGCATCGCTTTGTAAAATTCTTGAGAAAATCAATTGGGTTCTCAAGCGATCTTCCCCCCTTAACTTTCGCTCGACTCATCCGCCAGTAGTCGTGAGCGATCAGATTTCGATCGCTGACCAACTCAATTAGATCGTTGCCACCCATATCAAATCTCGCGCCAAACTCTCTGACCAGGACACCTAGCGTGGCCTTGGTCTTGGAGCCATCTCCGCGAAGGAACTCGTCAGGCGTTAAGCCCTTAAACTGTCCGCCCTTCTCCTTGAGGTGGGAAGCCATTCCGTATAGAGCAAACTCAAGTTTTTGGGCCGCCATCATGGCTCGTCCCAAACACAGGAACTCGTCAGTTAGATTGCATTCCTGGGATGGTGTTGTCACTCGGTCATCAACGATATTCATGCGCCCCTCCTTGAGATTTCTATCGTGCTGCTCCTGACCTTTAGAATCAAGCACCCTGACCACCAATTCATACTGGATGGAAAGCCAGTAGCTGGCTAGACGGGCGGCGTAGTAGCTTTGCCCTGGAATGCCATTACAGAGGCTGGGAGGTCCAGTGACGCTGTTCAAAAAAAAGCTACAACGCTGCTCCGAAATGAAAGCAAGCGTCCATGGTCGGAGGTCAATAGCTGGGCGCTTGCCCTGATAGGCGGACCCAGTTTTCTTGTCGGCAGCTATTACCTATGGAAGGTCAAAGAGGTTGCGCCCGATCTGATTCACGCAACAGAGCAGGTGGGCATCACTTCGTTAGGCCTCGCTGTTTATGGCATCGTTGGAGTGATGCTTGTGGGGGCCTGGCACTTCCTGGCAATAGCAAAACGCTGCTCTGAATTGCTCCAGCATCGCCTCTATAAATAGGAGCAGCCCAGCCAACTTCCACCTTGAAAGGAATTTTTAATGACTGAAGAAATGACTAATGACCAGTTGCAGCTCGCTATAGACAACATCCGCCTCGAGATCAGCGACGACTATCGCTCTGGACGCAACGTGACCACGGTTAAGCTCAACCCGGCGGAGGTAGCTGCACGAGAGCACATTCAGAGAAATTTGGAGGTTGACGGGCGTACCTTTCATTTTGATGCCGCCTCTTCACAGTTCACTGTGGATTCAAGCGCTTGCCCGAGAACGCTTGACTGATCACCGGCCATCAACGCCCTGGCCGCCTGAATAAGCACAGACCTTCGGCTTCTAGAAGCAAAAGCCCAGCGCGGGTCTGGGCTTAAGACCGGAACTCACACCGCGTCATCTACTTTATTTATGGCCGTACGCTGGAAGATGAAATAGTCTATCAAAAACACAAGAGCGATCACGGACACCCAAGTCAACAGCATAAAACCCTCCGTGACCAAGCTATGATCAAGAGTCAAGCTCCCAAGCTGATATTCACGAATGTATCCGATACCAGGTAAAGCGACAAAAGCTAAAACAAATGAGAAGGCAATAGACTCCATGCAGGTCCGCTCAGCTGAAAGGGTATAACCACAAACCAAGAGCAGTAGCGTCAGACTCATTATGAGATTGAGTGAATTGTAAGGGCCGGAAGCAAGGAAGATGGAAACCGAACTTGCAGTCGCTGCAGCTGAAAGTGCCGGAATGTCTGTTTTGTTGCTCAAAAGATAACCTACTGAATTTTTAGTTTAAGCTTCGCATTATAGGCAACCAAGGACGGGCAAGGCAAATGGCCACTGTCCTGCAATGCCATGACGGCTATGCGCTGACCATCCATTTTGGACGGAAATCCAGTAAGCGCCAGCTCGCCATCGTGGTAACGTTAGGCCTCCCAACGACCCGCCTCGGTCCGTTGCCGGAAAGCCCATGGACTGGGGCGCCACGACCTAGGAGGTCAATTTGTCTAGTAAACCGGTTACACCTGATCAAGCCATCAATCAGCTTGCGACTGTAGTTCTCGCGCTTGCCCATTCTCAGGCAGAGCAGAATCCCGATCATACCCTCGCAAGGTTAGGGGCCGCAGTCATATCCAGTCGGAAGCAGGGGTTTGGCGATGCCTACGCCATGCAGATTTTCGAGCAAGTCTTCCCGGGCCGTCCGCTTCCAATCGTTCTAACCGACGAGGAGTTTGCTAAGAAGCAGCGCTAACTGGGCCATTAACCTTGGCCGTGGTGATGGCCGTAGCCGAGATCAGCGCCTCGCTGATGTAGACTCGACCGTCACCACTTACTACGAATGGGACAGCTACTGGTTTCTCATGCAGTGCTTTCTTATCCATATGATCTCCTGCGCTAAACCGCTACTTCGCGTCGCGGTGACGCAATACGAGGCGCATCCGATCGAGCCAGGGCCCGCCGAACACAATGATCGCTGATGGCCGCCCCAGCAGGTGGTGCAGCATGAATGGGCCCGGCCCGAAGACCTGGCCGGCCTCGCCAGGCAGTTTGGCATTGGTGCCCAAGTAGATACCCGCATGGTTGGGATGGGCAGTGCGTCCAACCGCCATGACGATCAAGTCACCACGTTGCGGCTCGCTCACCTGGTAGAAGCCGGCGGCTTCATAGGTCTGCTCGTAGAGGCTCGGTCCGTCGGCCTTCTCCCACCAGCCCTCTTCCCGAGCGTAGGCTGGAAACTCCAGCTCCCATTCACGCTTGTACCAGTCAGCACAGGTTTGCCAGCAATCCCACGCACCGTGCACAAACGGGCGACCCAGCAGCGGAGTATTATCCGTGGGCGTGATCGTGCGCAGGTCGCCCTCCGGCCAAGACAAGATGTACCAGGGGAGGCCCGTAGCCTCGCACATGGCCAAGTCCCTCGGAGAGGGCCTACTGGTGGCGTCCGGGTGTGAATGGACAATACCAATCACCTCTCCCAGGTCTTCTGCCTCGGCGTACTGCTCTGGTGCAATCCGGAATTCCTCCGTCGGGTCCTTGGACGCGTTGGTGCATGGGTGATAGACCTGCCTGCGGCCAACCTGCAGCAGCAGCCCGCAGCACTCTCGCGGGTGTTCAACTGCTGCGTGCGCCTGCACGGCGGTGAGTATGTGTTTGCGCATGGTCAGCTCCGGGCGATCAGCGAGACGGCAGGAAAGCCGCCGAAGGGAAGTTCGTTGCCCTGGCCATGTCGAACGGTGCAGCCGGTGTCCAGGCAGCCGTTGCACTGGTCCTTGGCCGGGTCTGAGGTCCGATTCCCATCCATGTCGTAATAGGGACCGGTGTAGCCGCAGTTCGGCCCCCGGTATCCGGCCGTCATCGCCCAATGACAGAGCTGCGTCATCTGTCGGCCAATTGTCTCACCACCCACATCGCCGGGGCTTGCAAGCTCCCAGCCTACAGTGGTGCCGCTCTCAGACACCTCCTGGTCGATATACCAGACTTCGATCGCCTCCTCCGCCGGATCTGCGGAAGGGTTGCCGCCGGGAAAATTTGCAGCGTCCAAGTACTCGGCGAAGGTGTGCCGCATGGTCAGCTTGAACTCGAGCAAGTTGTCGAAGGCCAAGCACAGCGCGGTGATCCGACCATTGACGTTGCCCACGCTGAACGTCGGCCGCACCGCAGTGCCGTCGGAGTTGGCTTCGATGCCCTCAATCTGCACTGGCCAGGCGCTGTACTCGTTGCCCTGCCACCAGATTGACTTGGCCTGCAGCTGATCGGCATTGGCGCCGGCTGATCGCAACTCCTCGGGGGTATGAGGAATCGCGTGGCCATGGAAGCGAAGGGTGTCGGCGCCGAAGTCCGAACCGTCGAGTTCGAACAGCAGCACCTCGTTGCCAGGCTCAAGGGTCTGGATGTCCTTGATCAGTGACATGCTGTTTCCTTATGGGTGAAAAGCCCGCTCAAAGGTCGCGGCCACTTTGAAGCGACCGCCGCCCACCGGGGTAGGCTTGGGGTCTTTGCAGGTGAATAGCCCCAAATCTCCGAGTGGCGTAGTCCAAAGAAAAGCCTTGGCACCGCCATGCTTGTCGAAGAACTCCATGATCTTGCGTACTTGGGCCTTGGTGCCGGTGACAGTGATGGGGTAGCTGTCTTCCTTGTTGTTGGGCCCGTCACCGACCACCTGCCGGTACCCGCCCCCAAACCGGGATCCGCGGGTGCGGTAGCTGATTTCGGGGTTTCACCGCGTTGGGTTGGCCATCTGAATTTTTCGATGGCCATCAACGCCTCCCGCTGGTGTTTCGATGGCTGACGCCAACTGGGCGCCATGAGTCGGCCACCGCCTTCTCGGCAGCCATCTGCATTTGCTTTTGCATGTTCTGCTGGAGCAGCGTTTGATCGAGCTGCATGCCTTCGTTGCTCCTGTCCTCAATGACCAGGTTCACAGGGGCGGATAGAGTGATGGAGGTAGCTCCACCGCTTACCGCCCTCACCCCAAGCTGACCACCTGAAGTCCTCGTCAAAGGCATGACAGCCTCGTCGCCTGCTTCTCCCATCACGCCCATCCAGCCGCCGGCCATACCGAACGCCGTGGATGTACTCACAATCGAGTTGTTGAACGCGCCGCCATTTGCAAACAGCTGCACGCCGTTCGACCAAGCGCCGCCAAGAGCTTGAGGGAAGTAGGTACTGCTGTAACCTGCCTGCAACGAACCGAGGTTCGAGGAAACAGCGCCCGCCGAGCCGGGCTCCATTCCATTACCCCCCGCCGCCGCCAAAATAGGCGGATGCCGCAGTAGCGCCCCAGCTCACCAGGCTGCCAAGCAGCCCAGAGGCAGCACGCTGCGTCTCGATCCGGACCATGTCAGCAAGGATCGACTTGGTGAAGTCTGCGAACGAGAACTTGCCAGTCATGGCAAAATTCACAACCGCATCCTCCATCGAGCTGAATGCATTGGTGAACAAGGATCGCGTCTGCCCGGCAACATCCCGGGCCTGCTTCAGGTAGTTTGGAAGGCAGACGATGCCCCCTTGCGCCAGTCGCCCTGCGCGGCCGTCATCTGGTCGTAATTGGCGATGGTGGTTTCCTGCAGGTCTTCTCGGTCTTGTTGAGTGCTGCCAGCTTTTGGTTGTACTCATCAAGGCTCATGCCGCGGGAGCCGTCGCCGTACTAGTTGGCCAAGTGCAGGCGCTGTTGGTTGATGCGATCAGTGATTCCGTACTGCTGATCCTGCAAGCCGCGCTGACGATCACCCAGGCCAAGCCCGTCAGCGGAGCGCTGTCCCTGCAGCCTCAGCGCTGTGACCTGCGGCCGAGCGCGTCGGTATAGGTCTGCACTGCCCTGGCCTGCTTAGCCAGCCGGCCCTGCTCGTTGGTGGCAAGCACCGGCAGTTCGGTATCGGCATCCTTCTGGGCCTTGACCATCGCAGCGCGGGCATCGGCGATCTTCTGGTCAAGCTGGATTCGCTGCTGCGCGCTGGTGTTGCTACGCCCTTTGGCCTCCTCCAAGGCTTTGATCTCAGCCTCATAGGCGTTGGTGACCTCTGCCTTCTGCTGTTCGATGATCGCAGCGCGCTAGGCGGCGTACGACTCCTGAGAGATCAGGCCGGCCTTCTGCGCCGCATCGAACTCCTTCTGGTGATTCTTGCATTCGGAGAGAATGGAGGCCAGCGCTGAACGCCGGGCAAAGAACCGGCAGAGCAGCGCCGAGGTGCTTACCGAGCACAGCGTCCAGTTTGAGCCAAAAAACCTGGATGCCCACCTAATCGTTGCCCATCAAGGCAAAGTGGTCGACTTCTGGCCTGGCACCGGCAATTACATCCCGCGCGACGGCGGAAGGCCTGGTCGAGGCGTCTTCAATCTGTTGCAGCTGCTAGGCATCAAGTCATGACCCGTTAGTAGCGCGCCCGAAGCACTGGACTTTTATGTATAGCGGTAGGCTCTGTTATTGTAGCGTTTTATGCGCGCGACTAAGGCTTCGAAGAATGAACCCATGGAAGACGCTGGTGATGACCTCGATAGTGTTTGCGGGCAGCCAAGTGGCGGCGGATGAAAATGCCTCTCCTGCCGACAAGATGACGATGTACACCATATTGGGACCAACCACGCTGTCGGCGTGGACCTCCCTCTCAACGGATGATCAGCAAACGTCACTTACATCGGCCAAGGAAGACGCCCTGGCGTTTATCGGTTCAAACGGTGAGATACGTGGCGCGCGGTTTGAACAAGCGTCCAGGTACTACCGTTCGACATACGTCCCCCCTTTGATGAACGACATGCAGCTAGCCCAAGCGATTGCTTCGCAACACTAACCAATACTAGGCCTTTCGTAGCTGCCCTTATCATCTGCTCGTTCCCCTCCCTCTGACCTGACACTACATGCATCTTCTTGGACGCTCTGCGCCTAACTACCGCCGTAGTCCTCAGGAAGTAACCCAGCGCACGATCATCCCAGACACAGACATCTCGCTCGGCACGCTGGCCGATAGCGCGCTCCGTGCCGTGCTCAACCGCTGCAGGGCTGTATTCCATAAGCACATCCCCGACACCGGTATGGGCCGCACGCAAGCCTACCGCTGGCTCGCTGAGCAGATGCAGATCGATGTTGGCGTCTGCCACTTCGGCTGGTTTGAGCAGGCGGACTGCGAGCGCGCCGAAGCATTGGTCGAGGCAGCAGTACCTCAAACAGCAATGGCAATGGCTTTCGCCAACGCCCGATAACCCTACACATCAGCGCCCACCGCATGGATGGCGTGGAAAAACGCATGTCTGAAAAAATGCTCGCCGTGAAGATCGAAGAGATCAGCGGAGCTAACGCCCCTGCCCTCTATGTTGCAGGTGGCCCTCAGCAGTTCATCGATCTGGTAAAGGTTGAGGTAGAGGGCGAAGTGCCTGACCTCAAAACCTGCAAGGGACGTGAGCGCATCGCCAGTCTGGCCGTCAAGGTCAGCAAGTCAAAGAGCGCCGTCGAAAAACCTGCCCGAGACTACCTGCGCCGTCTCAGGGAAATGCCGAAGGTGGTCGAAGCTGAGCTGCGCGATTTCGTGACGAAGATGGACGCGCTGCGGGACGAGTTGCGCCGGCTCCTGGGAGGAGCAATCGGTTCTCTTCGGGGAGTTGCCTGACCACTTGCAGCGGATGGCCATGTTCAAGGTGAACACTGGGTGCCGCGAGCAGGAGGTCTGCAAGCTGAGATGGGACTGGGAAATATCGGTGCCCGAGTTGGGCACCAGCGTGTTCCTCATACCAGCCGAGTTTGGCGGCCGGCATGAGAACTCCGGGGTTAAGAACCGAGACGAGCGTCTGGTGGTGCTAGTGGAAGAAGGCACGGGTGCGCGCGGCAAAGCTCTGGCAGGAGCAGCATCTACGGCCGGCACACCCGGGGTTCGCTTCCATCCGGGTGCATGACCTCAAGCACACTTTTGGCAGACGCCTGAAAGCAGCGGGTGTAACAGAGGAAGATCGGAAGTCGCTACTCGGTCACAAAAACGGAAGCGTGACCAGTCACTATTCTGGCGCGGAGCTCGGCCAGTTGATAGAGGCGGCAAACAAAGTTTCAGCGACGGACTCGCGTGGTCCGGTGCTGACGATTTTGAAGAGGAGGCAGGCGTGAAAAAACGAGAGGTAACGCAAAAGTCACGCACATGAAAAAGGCCACCCCCTTTCGGAAGTGGCCTAACTCATTGAATATAATGGTCGGGACGGAGTGATTCGAACACTCGACCCCTTGCACCCCATGCAAGTGCGCTACCGGGCTGCGCTACGCCCCGACTCGGTTTGAAGCATGTTCTCGTTACCGCTGAGAACGATGAAGAAGATACCCTAACCTTTTGATTAATGGAAGCTTTTTTTCAAAAATTTCCACTCATCTTAAACAACGGTCACTTCTTCAACACCACCAGCACATCTTCCAGCTCCACAATCATCTGACGAATCAGCTGTTTGTACTGGCTCGACTCATCCTTGGCCTCATCACTGGAAAGCCG